TACACCAGAAACAACTTTATATGAACCAGGAATATTAACATCATCTTTAGCACCAGGAACAGCAACTAATCTATCGCTACGTGGCATATAGTAAATAATATCACCAGTAAATGTAGATGTATTCGTAGGTAATAAGAATTGATCACCACCATAACCATTCGAATCAAATGTATATGAAGCAGCTGAACCAGCAGCATTTAATCTAAAGTCAATTACATCTCTTAATGAAATAACTGTTCCATCATTTTGTGTATGACTAGGAATATTTTCGTAACTAACTTCTGAAGGATTATATGATGTTACATCAAAGAAATTTCCACTTGTACCATGTTGGAAATATTTAAATCTTACAAAAATATCCGATGTAGGAATTGTTGTACCACCTTTTTGAACTACTCTACCAAATCCATAGAAGTTATCTCTTTGACCATTATCAATAGTAAAGTTAGTACTAATATCTGAACCATCTGAATCTGTTAATTTAACAGCAGAAACTGAATAAATGTCTGTTACACCTAAATCAATATAGTTATTACCAGCAGCATCTGTTAATGCATCACCTGGCCATGCAATTGTTTTAGTTGTTTCAGTTAATGTTTTACTTCTCTTAGCTGGTGAAGATTTATTTACTCTTGCAATTACTTCATAAGTTTGTGAAGCATCGCCACCAGAAACACTAAATGCAGTACTTGCACCATTTGGTGTAATTGTAATTGAATCATCAATTGATGAATCTGTTCTTGAAACTACCCATGAACCAACATTTGTAAATGTACCAGATGTAACTGAAATTGCCGAAGCATTACCCGAACCGTCTGTTGTAAATGTATATCTTTCTTGTACAGTAATTGCATCATATGATTGACCAGTTTGTGTTGGTCTTTGATTTGGTAATGGGAATAAAAGATCGTTTTGTGCAGTATTCTTTAATGCAACTAAACCATCTTCAACTACTGCATTCATATAATCTGAAGCACCAGTACCAAGTGATCTTGTTGAACCAAATGATTGTCCACTATTCATTTGAACATCAAACAAATATAATGCTTGATTTGCACCTAATTCTTCGATTGCTCTAACTCTTGCAGTACCAATTGTAGATCCACCATAATCGGCAGCAGATCTTAAATTAACTTTTTGGAATGTATTAATATTTGGGATACCTTTATTATCTGCAGGATCACATAATACATAGTTACCATATTGAGCAACAATTGTTTCGTTATTTAGTGTGATAGTATCTTGTGCTTTTGGAACAGTAATTTTAGTTGCGTCTAATGCAACTCTATAACCATCAATATAATAAACACCATCACTAACTTCTAATTCTAAATTTGAATCATTTAAATCATTAAACTTAGCAGTCATAGACTTAGAAATATAATCGCCTGACTCTTCTTTTGTTCTTAATGCTAATGAATTATTTAATATATTATAAGAATTTACAGTTGTAGATTTATCTGCAATCTCTTTATCTTTTACTCTTAATAGATAAACAAAATTATCTGATGCAGTTAAATCAGATCTCTTCGTAAGAGTTAATGTAATACGATATCTATCTGCACCTGGAGCAGCTAAGTTTGGAGATGAACCCTGATTGTCATATAATGCATTAGTATCATCTACAGTTACAACATCTTGTGTAACTTTATAACCAATATCTTCTTCAGCTGTTAATGAATATTTAGAAGGATAAATTGTTTGTTTTTCTACAAAGATGAAATGTCCTCTAGCATAGATGACACCTTCACCAACTGCTAATCTTAGACCTTGACCAGCCGCACCTGTAGCAGCCGTAATCATATCATAGCCAGAGCCTAAAGTAGAATTTTGTAATGTTTGAGTGTTACCAACTCTAATCGCTGAAGCACCAGATGTACCAGCAGAAGTTGATTCATATTGTACAATTAATGTATCAGGATCTGAATTTTCAGCCGCAATAATTCCAAGAACTTTAACTTGTAATTGAGCAGCAGGAGCAGCAACAGTAAATGTTTTACCAATAATACTTGCACTATCACTAGGTAATTCACCGGATGCTAATTTGATATATTCAAAAACATCAAGAGAAACACCAGCTGGTTTTACAATAGCACCTTCTTTAAATACATTACTACCGAATCTTTCGATTTCTTTTTGAATAATAGTTTGCATCTGAGTAAGTTCTCTTGCTTGAAGAGCCTTACCACTATTAAATAAGATTCTATGATAGTTATCGCTATCTCTAAAATCGTCTTTATATGTAGATGAGAAAGTAGTTGTTGTTAATGTATTCGCCATTATCTTATACCGTAATTACAATTTTAATATCTTCTTGTTGTGATGCTGATCTAATTACACGTGATCTATTTTCAATATAAAGTAAATCACCACTGTAAATATCTATTGTAGAATATTTATCTCCGCTATCAACAGTACCTGAACCAGAAGCACTACCACTTATTGATTCACCATCTGTAAATACACCGGCAACATTGTTACTATTTTGATGGAACCAGATCTTATTACCATTAGCACTATCTAGTTCATCAATATAAGCAGTTACACCTGAAGTACCACCTGTGATAACTTCATCAACCGCAAAACCCGAAGCAGTAATAGTTCCGGTAAGTGTTAAATATCTATTTGTATTTGCTGAAGTACCTTTGAATAATGGGCCAGGAGCTGCTGAATCTGTAAGTTCAAGATTCTTTAAGAATGAAATTTGTCTAAAGTCATTATCAACATTAAATGTATTACCTTCAGTACCATCTGGACGAATGTTAAACATTAATGAAGATGATTTAAGATCATTAATAGGACTCTTTCCAATACCATCTCTTGGACCAATAATAGGTCTTAATGAACCTGTACCAGATATTGTTGCAGAAGCAAAATCATATCCACTACCTAATGAAGCAGAATCATCGTCCATTTCAACTTTAACAATTGTTCCACCAGAAATTGTAGCTGTTGCAGAAGCACCACTACCATTACCTTTAAATGTAATTGCAGGAGCCGAAGTATAACCTGTACCTCCATCAACAATTTCAACACCAATAATTTGACCTGGAGTAGAACCATTTTGAACGTTTAATTGTTGTAATTCAAATGTATTAGCACTAGAAGAGTCAATTGTAATATCTTGTACTGGCATATAAGTTGCAGATAAGAAGTCTGCTGCCTTACCAGCTGAAATAGCATAACATAATTTCCAAACGTATCCATCAGATGTTTCGAACGATGAAGTTTCAGATACACCAGCATCTGAATAACTTGGTTTTACAATTGAAGTATTTGCTGCACCTGTTGCAGATTTACCTTGTTTTAAACAAATATAAACTTCGTTATCCTCGGTCAATACGTAATATGAATTTGTTGGATAACCAGTTTGATTATCTGACCATGAAGAATAAATTGCACCCGATGACCAATTGTATCTTGGAACAACAAATGATTGTGCAGTTATTTTTTTAATTGAAGATAAATTATTTCTTAATTCTCTTTCTTCTTCAAGTGTTCTAACAGGATTGACAACTGTATCTGTTGCGTTATAGTCATCTGATTTACCAATACCAATGAAAAATTCATTGCTGTCTGTTGAACTACTTATTTCATTAAAGACAAGAGTTTGATAATATTTTTTTAATGGGTCTGTTACAATTGCTGACATATTACACTACCGTTGTTACGCTTTGATTTCCTACTAAGTACCAATTCGATCCATCCCATACACATTGTGCACCTTCATATTGTGCTAATGCAAAACTTGTTCCATTTGCAAAATTTGTTGGCGTGACCGTTGTAGTACCTAAACCTTTGTTTGTAAAAATTTTATATTCACCAGTTGTTGTACCATCTGCAAGAGAAACAGCAAGAGCTGAAGCTTTATTACAAATAATATAAGTTGCATTTGCAGAGGCTGCACCATCCGCAGATATTTCAACTGATTCAAATGCTGCTTTACTTATTTCAACTGAACCGGTACCCTTTGCATTTAAATTCAAATTAATGTTTGTACCTGAACCTGTTGCATTTACTTGTGGATTATTGCCACTCGCTGCATTTACAACTGTGATTTCATTAACTGCACTACTTGTTGCACTTAACTTAATTAATTCGTTTCCATTAACATCATTAATACTAGTTGTAATTTTTGGTGTAACAATGCTTGGTGATGTTAATGATTTATTTGTGAGAGTCTGAGTAGCAGTATTTAATGTGATAACACCATCAGCATTTGGTAATTGAATACTACGATCAGCTGTAGGATTTACCGCATGCAATCTTGTTTCATAGTCATCAGCTAAAGGTCCTTCAAATACAATTGAACTATCTTCCATAAAGATTTTAGAAGACAAAGCGGCGCTATCACCACTTAGATGCTCATAAATTTCAGCAAAGTTAGCATTAATTTTAATGCCAGCAGACCTTAGCGTATCGCCAGTTCCGTCATTTGCTGTTGTGCCAATTGAAATATTTTGTCTGCTCATATTTAAATTTTACTCTCAGTTTATCTTATTTATATCGAAGAATCAAGGATATTTGAACTATATCGCGTAAACATATCATTATCCATTGTCTCAGTAGTCATAGACATTCTTGGACTAACTGTTTCTGAATCATCGAATGTGAATGAATTTGGTGTAAACAACTCAACCACATTAGCATAGTATCCATCTAATCTCTGAGCTGTGATACTTGAATCGCCAGTGTATTCAGAAACAAGTTCATCAAGAGATGCTCTAAATGTTGTACCATCAGAAGAATCAACTAATCCAGTTAATTGTACAGTTGGTGAAGCGGTACCTAACGATGCATCACTAACTAGTCTGAGACCTGAAATATCATTCTGTCTAATTTCATCAGAATCTACACCAGTATAACCAGCTAGATCTAATGCTGCTTCACTTTCAGCAAGTACTTGACCTGCAAAATGGAAACCAGCAGGATGTACAAACCTCTTGTATAATGATTCATAGTCTTGTACAGAAAGACCGATCTTAACCAATATAGAAAAAGTTTGATATATTCCATTATCTATAATAAATCTTTGTGAGTCATATCCGATCTGTGATTCACTAACAATAAAGACATTATCTTTTGGATATTCAATAGTTACTTGTTCACCAAAGAATCCTCTAAAGAAACCTTCAACAGAAACCAATGAACCTTTAACTCTATAAAATTCAGAAAGAAGTTTAACCATGAGACGTGGTTTTTGAAAAAAGGCAGATGTCTGTAAACCATTACCAATTTCTTTAATAATCTCATCTAAATATTTTTCTTGTACAGCCTGACTATCTCTTACATGATGAAGATCACGTATTGCAGTACCAAATGATTGATCGCCACTACTATCATCTAAAAAGTCATAATACTTTTCAAGTAGTGTAATTAATTGTGCATTATCTTCAGTAAACCAATCAGGAAGAGTTTCACTTACTGCTGGTTTACCAACCGTAAGAGCTCTTCGATTTTTGGTTTCAGAAATATGAATAGCCATAATTTATTAGGTGCCAATCGATGTTGGAGTATTTTGGAAATCTAATTGTGCAATTGATGTCGAAATATCAGTATCAATACTTAAGATATAATTTCTTAATGGTTTAATTGTTGATTGATTCGCAGGAATTGCAGATACTTTAATAGCTGTTCCACTATAAGAAGAAACTTCAATACCAGTTAACGTAATCACACCATCAGTTGGTGAATATGAACCAATATTATCTTTCACAACAACTCCTAAAGAGTCGACCATTTCTAATTTAGTTGAATCTAATACGTTTCTAATAGTAACAAGATTATTATTCTCATCTCTAAATGCTGATGAAGTAATAATACGATCTGTTTCATTTGGTTGAGATAATACTACCGGAAAATCTAATGTTGTACTAATTTGAGTATTTAATGAAGGTGTCCATCTTTGTTGTATCTTAATATCCATTTTAGAGTTAAGAATCGCCGGACTAAGATCATCAATCTCAGCTAATAGACTTGATCTTCTAAATACTGCATCAAACGTTGAAAGATTTGTTGTGAAGTAAGTATTAATAGCTGATTGTACATTATTTTGTACAGTTTGTGTAGTATCACCAGTTAAATTTGGATCTAAATTAAATCTAGTTGTGATTTCTAAGAATGTATTTACAGGATCAGTAAATTTAGTATCAATTGACATAATACCAAGGTTATCAGAAAGTTGAGACACAATACTATTCTTAACTGTAGTCTTAATTGAATCAGCAATGCCTGTTTTAAAATTAAGTGATACAAATACAACACCATATTCAGGCGGAACATTATCATTACCACCCCAAGCAACTACATCTGAAACTGTAGATGAATAGTTTTCTAAAATTAATGCTTTGTAATCT